TCAGCACGAGTTACGTCACGAGCGCGATCACGGTTTCGCCAGACACGACGCCGCCAGCGACTCCGACCGGACTCACGGCCATCGCCGGTACTGGGCAAATCATATCGCTCGACTGGGACGACAACACCGAACCGGACTTCGGCGAGTACGGCGTTTGGCGTAACACGAGCAACGATTCCGGCGGCGCGACTAAGGTTGCCGAGACGCGCGCGAGCCGATTTGTGGACGTCAATCTGACGCTCGGCACGACGTATTACTATTGGATTTCAGCCTACGACCGCAGCGAGAATCAAAGCGCAAAGAGCACCGGCGCGAGCGCGACCGCGGTGGCCGTGACCGCTGGGCAGACGGACAACACGCCGCCAGCCGACCCAAGCGCGCCAACGGTAAACACGACCGGAACTTATTTGAGCGGAGACGGCACCACGCTCGCGCGCATCGTCGTCAATGTGCCAGCGTTCACAACGCGCTGCGTCATCATGAACGTGCTTTACCGCAAGAGCGGAACGGCGGGATGGATTGTCGCAGACCAGCGCAGCACCGGCGGCAGCACGTCATCAATCGACGACCTGACGCCGAACGTGACTTACGAAATCGCCGTGCAAGCGTTCAGCGCGTTCGGCATCGCAAGTAACATCGTCAGCGGTGGCACGCAGACCGCGCCGAACAACTCGACGGCACCGGCTACGCCGAGCGGTTCAGGTCTGACGAACGTCGGCGTTACTCCAAAGTTGATCGAGAGTACTCGTCAGTATTACTTTGGCTCGCGCGCTTATTGGAACGCAAACACCGAGACAGATTTTGATCACTACGAAATCAAAGCGACCGCGACGAATAGCAGCAGCGCGACAGACTACAACTGGTTTGGCGAATCCGGCGTCAATGGTTTGGTTTTAACCAAGGCAACGACCATGTGTTTCTACAACACGTTTCCGACGAGCGGATTTACTTTCTTGCGCGCGGTTAATCGCAGCGGCGTCGCGTCGGCTTGGGTTTATCTTGGATTCTGCGCCGACAATGCAGCGTATGGAGCGGGCGACATCTCATCACAAGATCGAGACGACGTGACCGTGAGCGGCATCAAAACCGGAGCGACCGCAGCATCGAGCGTGCGCCAAGTCGCCGCCGTGTTTCAAGAGTCCGCCGTCGTCTTGCTGTCCGGTGGTTCACCGACCGAAACATTTTCGGTGGACATTTCCAACCGTGGATTCTCGACCAAGCCTGACGTCGGCGTGGCTGGTTGCGCGAGCGATGCAAACCTGATTGCCGCTTACGATTTTGACCATGCCTCAAATAGTTCCTCGACGGCTTACGTTCGCGCGGCGACGTTGGACGGCAGCAACATTGGTGCAGGGTACTACCGATTCAGCATCGACTTTACTGAATACAATTAACATGGCTCTCCAAAAAACAATCGCTCTGCCGTCCGGTATCTCTGGCAATTATATTCGCCTCACGTCGTATCGCTACGACCGTTCAACGCTGGAAGCGTCGGCGATCTTCGCGCTCTACCTCGACGCAGCGCACGCGCAGGCCGGTGCGGATTACCTCGTGCCGGTCATCGCCAAGCTCCGACTCAGCGGCGCGAAGTTCACGCAGTATCTCGGCGCGGAAGCACTCGCCGACCACCAAGTCCTCGCTCAACTCTATGTCGCAGCCAAGGCCGAAACGTTGCTTGCTGGCGGTGGGCTTACCTCAGTGACGCTTGACGATGCCATCGACGTCTAAAGGCGCGCAGAGATTCATCGTCGTCTCCGACAATCACGGTGACATGGCGGACGCTGCGAGCGTCGGCGCGCTTTGGTCGTTCATGAAAGAGTGGAAGCCTGAGATACGCGTCCACGCTGGCGATAACTACGACTTTCGCAATTTACGCAAGGGCGCGAGCGACGACGAGAAGGCCGCATCGCTGGCCGACGACTGGGAGGCGGGCAACGATTTCCTTCGTCGCTTCTTCGACGGCGGCGCGAGCAATCATTTCCTGCGTGGCAATCACGACGAACGACTTTATGAATTTCGCAACTCTTGCTCTGGTATGCTTCGTGATTACGCTACTGATGGCATTAAGCAGATGGAAGCAGTGGTGAAGAAATGCCGCGCGAAGATGCTGCCGTATGACTCCGATCTCGGGGTGCTCGATCTCGGCAAGCTCTCGGTGCTGCACGGATTCCATGCGGGCGTCGGCGCGTGTCGAACGCACGCGGCAATTTACGGCAACGCAATTTTCGGCCACGTTCACACTATCGAGACGTCGTCCGTGGCATCGCGTGAACCTGCCGAGGCACGCAGCATCGGTTGCCTCTGCAAGCGCGACATGGATTATGTGAACAAGAAAACCGGAAAGCTGCGTTGGGCGCAGGGCTGGGCGTACGGTCTGCTTTTTCCAGACGGAACGTATCAGCTTTTCCAGACACGGAACATCGGAGGACAATTCTATGCCGCGAGCGAAGTCAAAACCTACAGCGCATAATTGGGCGCACGAACTGCGCGAAGTGCTCACCGCGAAAACGCGCGAGCCAAAAGGCGAGGGATGGATGACGACCGAGGACTTTGCCGAGTCGTTGGAAATCGCCATCGGCACCGCTCACAAATACCTTCGACGCGGACTCGCTTCGGGGCATCTGGAAAAGTTCACCGGCACCGCAATTTCATCCGCAGGAATCAGGATTCAGACGTGGCACCGGCCAGTTATAGTTAAAAAAGAAAAGTCATAAGTATTTGATTATAAAAGGCAACGGACAGCGTTGAGAAAGATAAGAAGAAAAGTCTTTTAATCGTCGAGGCGTGTGGTATGGTTTGCTCATCGAAGGGAATTAACCCCGAGAGCAAAAACCAAAACATGACCACAAAAGAAGCGAAACAAGCAGGAGAAAAACACGCATTGGATGGTAAAAAATTAACTCCTTACGAGTGCCAAAATTTCGATGCACAGATTTTTATGATTTGCCGAAAATCAGAACGGCCAGCAAAAGAATATAATAAACTTCGCGGAGCGTTCAATCGCGGATGGCAAGAGCGTTATTTTTCGATTGTTTCGGAGGTAGCTTTATGAAAAAAGTTTTCCTCCTCCTCGCCCTAACTCTCACCGCCCAAGCCGCGCCCGACGCTTCTTTCTTCCGCGCGCTGCACATCGTCGAGACAAGCGGCAAGCTCGGCCCGACCATTGGCGACAACGGCAAGGCACTCGGCCCGCTTCAAATCCACCGCGCTTACCACGCCGACAGTCGCGTTGCCGGTGACTACTCGCGGTGCGCCGATCTCGATTACTCGAAGCGCGTCGTGACCGCCTACCTCAAACGCTACGCTCCGCAAGCGTGGACTGCGGGCGACGTCGAGACGCTGGCGCGGATTCACAACGGCGGCCCAAAAGGCGCGACGAAACCAGCGACCAAGGGCTACGCCACCAAGGTCAAAGCCTTCTCGAAATGAGCCGCCCAAGCAACCCGCGCAACCGCCCGCGAATCATCTCGGCAATCAATCGAGGCGAGTCCATGAAGGTCGCAGCCTACGAACTGGGCATCTCGACTGGCTACGCTTACCGCATCGCGCAAGACCTCGGCTATGTCGCGCGACTCGTGAACACTTCCGAAATCAAACTCTTGCAGAAACTCAGAAACAAATGACACCCGAACAACACAACGAACTCCTCGTTGAGCTGCGCGCAATCCGTGCCGCTCTCGAAACCAAACCACGCGCGGTCGCTACGGCACCGAGCGTCAGCACGTCGAGCGCATCGTCGCTTCCGCCGCCCGACCAAGTCATCGAAGGCGCGGCCAGCGTAACGGTTCACTTCGGTAAGAATAAGGGCGTGGCGATTGGCTCACTCACCGAGAAGCAGCTCCTCTGGTACGGCGCAGACCGCGAGCCTCAGTTGAAAAATGACGGCACGCAATTTCCTCCGCGCGCCGAAGACACGCTACTCAAGAACGCTTGTCGCACGCTCTGGCACGCACGAGTCGCAGGAACCGCGGTCGCTTACGTTGCCGCGAGCGCGCCATCTGGAAGCGACGAAGTGCCATTCTAATTTGTCGGTAAAAAATAAAAACACATGAAAAACAAACACGTAATGGTCAGGACAAACTCCGCTGGCGTCTTCGCTGGTGTTTTAAAATCGCGCAAAGGCTCAGAAGTAATTTTGAAAAATGCTCGGCGCATTTACTACTGGACGGGGGCGGCGACACTCTCGCAGCTCTCGCAAGATGGTACATCGTCTCCCGAGAAGTGCAAGTTTCCGGCAGCGGTGCCAGAGGTCGTGCTTCTAGGCGTCATCGAAATTATTCCTATGAGCAAAAAAGCCGTTGATTCAATCGCATCGGTAAAAATATGGAGCAACTAATGAGCAAGGAAAATAAAGGCTGCGGCTACGGCGACGGCTCTGGCTGCGGCTACGGCGACGGCTCCGGCTACGGCTCTGGCTCCGGCTGCGGCTACGGCTACGGCGACGGCGACGGCGACGGCTCTGGCTCCGGCTCCGGCTGCGGCTACGGCTCCGGCGACGGCTTCGGCTGCGGCTACGGCGACGGCTCCGGCTAAAAATTCTCGGCGGTTCCGAGCATAAACCTAACCCTCCGACGGCGCTCGTGCCGGTGCGAAAATACGCGAGCAACAATTTCCCAAAAGGAAAACCGCCCACCGACTTAACGATGGGCGGCAAAACACAAAACAAAACTAGACCGATAACACAATGGACACGAACGTAAAAACTGAAACACAAGTCGCGGTACAAGACACCGCTCCGAAAGCACAAATCAGCTTCGGCAATCAAGGCGTGCAACTCGCCAGCATCGATGAGGCTTTTCGCTTCGCCAAGGCAGTCGTCGCAAGCGGGTTCGCTCCGCGCGGCATGGAGAAACCCGAGAGCGTCATGATTGCGATACAGCTCGGCATGGAGCTGGGCCTGACGCCAATGGCTGCTTTGCAAAACACGGCGGTGATCAACGGACGGCCCGCCATTTACGGTGACGCCGCGCTCGCTCTGGTTCGCGCCAGCGGCCAACTCGAAAGCTACGCCGAGCAAGAAATCGGCGAGGCCGGAAAAGACTCGCACGGCTATAAGATCACGGTGAAGCGCAAAGGATTCGACGCCGCCTCGGAGACGTTCACGACCGCCGACGCCAAAGGCGCGAAGCTCTGGGGCAAGGCTGGCCCTTGGTCAGACTTCCCCAAACGGATGCTCAAGTTCCGCGCTCGCGGTTTTATTCTGCGCGACCAGTTCGGCGACATTCTGAAAGGCTTACGCACCGTCGAGGAAGCGCGCGACATCGCGCCCGAGATTAACGTGACGCCGCTCGCCGAGAAAGTCGCGGGCGGATTGAGCGACGCGATTGGAGGTGCGGCGTGAACGTCCTCGGCCAAGCAATCCGACGCTCCGACGTTTACGACCGGAGCCGACTCTACAAACCAGAACGGCGCGTCCTTGAACGGATGAAGTCGCATCACACAAATGAGAAAGGCGAGCGCGTAGATTCACACGGTCGCTACGTCGGCCACGGTGACATCGAGCGCGGTCTGCGCTTTTTCTTCGGCAAGCGAATCAACAATCAAACGAAAGAATCATGAACGACAACGAACTAAAACAAGCAGCAGTCATCAACGCGGCCACGGAACAATTCCGAGGCTTGCTCGAAACGCACTTCAAACAAATCGCCAAGGCGGCGCAGGAATCATTCATCGAGGACGAGAACCAGACCGAGCCGAAAGCCAAGTGCGCTTTTGCAGTCGAGTGGGACTCGCTCGCAGCCGCGCCCAAGATCAACGTCAAGGTCAGTTGGAGCGTTCGATTCAAGGACGAAGCCGAGTGCGAAATTGACCCGCTACAATCTAAGTTGAAATTGGAGGACGCCGACCTGTGAACTCAATCCGCAGGTTGATCGGCTGGATTTGCGAATGGGCAACGCTCATTCTGTTCTCGATTTTGCTCATCGTGATCTGGCCGTTCATCTGCGAGTCCGAGGACAAAAAAGATGAATGAATCAATCCAAGACTACCACTCAAACACGGCAATCAGTCACTCGAAACTAGAGTGCTACCGCCGCCGACCCGCGCTCTACTACAAGAAGTATATAGCCAAGACGCTCGCCCAACCGGACGAGTCCACGGCGTTCCGACTAGGCAGCGCGGTGCATTGCGCCATCCTAGAGGAGAAAGAGTTTGCCGCGCGCTACGTTCAGAAGCCCGACCTCGACCGACGCACGAAGGAAGGCAAGGCGGCATACGCAGAGTTCGCGGCGCAGCACGAGGGCAAGACTCTACTCGATGCCGACGAACTCGCGCAGGTCGTTGCGATGCGCGAAGCCGTGGCGGCGCACCCAATCGCCTCGCAGTTACTCGCGGACGGTATGCCGGAAACGACATGGCGCAAGGAACAGAAGAACGC